CCCTAAAACATTTTTTTCAGGTAAAAATAACTCAAAGAAAGGTTTAACATCGTTAGCATTAATTACTTTTTTGAAAACTTTGGTAATACCATTAACAACAAGTTCTCGTTTTGTAATAGTATAATTAATTAATATGTTATTCGCATTAAAATTTGGAATCTTTAGTCTATTTGGGAATCCTTGAGAATTGTATGGTGAGGCAAAATCAATGTCATATACATTCTCAAATACGATACCAGCTCCGACAACTTGTGAACCTCTCGATAAGGTACCAAGATATCTTTCATCTTCTTTATCACCAAACGCAGGAACTGTAATTGAAAAATCAACTAAAGATACTGATGGTCTTTGACCTGGTAACTTTAATCCATAAGTTCTGGCTATATTATATATTGATGACCTTTGTTGTGCATATTGTAATACAGTTTCCTGAATACTTCTATCAATATTGTAGTGTAGATTATCCGCAACCGCAGCATTTAAATCAAGGAATACCGAGAATACTGAAGCATCATTAAAATCTTGAATTAACTCAGGATAATAAGTTTTGGCGTAGTTTAAGAGTTCAGTTCTTATTGACTGATAATCTCTGGTTGTATATGATATTCTATTATTTGCCATTTATATTAAATATTAATAATTATAAAATCACTTTGACCAAAGGTTGAACCATTGGTTGAGTAATCTAATCTTATTTTTGCTGTGTATTCGGAGGTTCCTTTACCAGGAAATCTATAAATTGAAGATTGGTTTGTTCCCGCAGTATTTTGTCCTGTTGCTATATCCGCCTCTTCTTGTGGGTCTGCAGGAGTTATACTCAAACTATTAACTAACAAGTTTGGCATAAAGTTCTCAATAGCATCTCTAATGTCAGATTCAATTGCATTAAAAGTTAATCCGTCAAAAGGTTCAAAAAGGAATTCGTATAATCTTGTACCAAATTGTGGTAAAAAATATCTCGAACCTTTTCTTGTTAATAACAAATGAATTAAATCCGCTTTAATTTCTTGAGCTTGAAATTCTGTTAATTCTAAGTAATCCCCTCTTCTTGAATCTCTGAAGGGAAAATTAATACCGTATGTAGTTCCATTAGCCATTACCAATAAATATAGTAGTATTTCCTTTTATGTGAACTGGAGTATATGGACAATTTTTACATCCATTCCCGCAACAACTACCTCTCTTAATATGGTATGACTCAGTCATAACTACTTTACCATCTTCAAAATAAAAATCAGTTGGTTCATGATTACTTGCCATAATTTTTTTAACACGTTCTTGGTTAATCCAATCTTCAGTATTTTTTATCATAGTATTATATAAATAAAAAAGGAATATGTGTTTTTTACATATTCCCTTAATTATTAAGATTTATTTTTAATTATTTGATTTCGCACGCTCCACCTGAACAAGCCAACTCACCACTTAAATCAGTTTCGTCAGTTAGTTCAACAACTTTTGACAAATCAATTGAGTGAAGTTTTGAGAATAATCTTTCAAATTCTTCTTTAGTACAATCGGTAAAAGGTGCTTGAACGTAACTTCCGTTATCATATGGAAGTACAGATAGTCCATTATAAAAATCTCTGTTATCCCAAAACCACTCGCCAGCTAAATCCCAATCTTCAGGTTTTAAACTAATTGTTGCAGATACGTTATGACTATTTGAACCACTTCTGTGTCCAGGTTTAACCCATTCTTGTGTAATTTTTTTAACACGCTCTAATAATTGGAATGGACTTTCAGTTCTTAAAATTGCCCCCTCAGGTGCTTTTTGTGGTACCGAAATAACCGCTGTATCGTGTGGACGGAAAAATTCATCCTCAACTAATTCAGGGTGATTGTTTAATAAATAACTGTAAATTGATTCGTTTTTACCTACACGGATTCTACGGATGTAATAATCGTTGTGCCAAGCGTGAATACCTGATGAAGTTCCTAAAGTTAATGAGGTTGTTCCTGCAGGTTTTACAGTTGTTGTACGAGCCGATTTATTAATACCAATTATCTCAGCAACTCTTGAATTTTCTTCTTTAACAACTTTCGCAGCTTCTTTCATATCATAACCCAAGACAACACCTGAACCAATACCTGTCATAGATACACCGATTAAAGCGTCTTTCTCAGTTGTTCTTTTCCAAATATCACGAAGGTAATGGAAGTTAGTATAACCCGCCTGTAATGTTCCGATGAACGCTGCCGCTTTAACACGAGCGTTTAAATCTTCTTGTGAATCAATGTCAGAAACATTTACCTCACATAAGTTACAGAATTGATTTGGTCTTAATGCGATTTCACAACAAGGGTTTGTTCCCCAATCTTTATCGTTAGTGAAATAGATACCAGGTTCACCTGCTCCTGAAGCCTCAACACGTTTCCATAAATCCATAAAGAAATCTTTAGTGATTTTATGTCTAACCAATGCCGCTGAGTTGTTTGCTCTACCTCTTTGTGGATTTTGTTCCCACCATGCTCCTGACTTACAAGAAATCATCTCTTGGTCATCTGCACTGAATAATGAAATAAGTGCCGCTCTACGAATACCACCTGCTAACACCGCATCTGCAATATGACAAACCATATCGTGAACTTCAATCGGGGTTAATTTATCATCATCCTCTTTTGAATCCAACATAGTGGTTAACTTATAGATACAATCTTTCAATGGTTGAGGACCTGGTGCTTTACCACCTGAAGTTACAAGTTGAGCTCCTTTTGGTCTAATGTCTGAATAATCAAACACAATTGTTGATGACGCTTTACCGAAGTAAGATTTCATTAATACTTTAATTGCGTCTGCCCATCCTTCAATAGAGTCACCGATTAAAAATCTTGTGGTATATTTTGGATTTGGTTTTCTAATTTCAGGTAATTTTTCTACGTGATGTTTTTGAACTGAATAACCAACACCTGTTCCTCCTAATAGTAAGAACATTGACTCAGAGAATGCATCCAAGTGGTCGATAGGTAGATAAGCACAATTGTAGATTCTGTTTGGAGAAATTTCAATTGGTTTACCACCAAATTGCATTGACCTCATTGAGGGTAATACTTTTTTATCATATACCATTTTGTATACTTCTGTAATCTCATCTTTCAATGATGGGTATTTTTTAATATGCATGTTCATATTACGGGTTACCAATTCTTCCCACGTTTCGCGTCTGTTTAATTCTGGTACGAACTTAGCGTACTTCATATAAACTGTTAAATCTGACAATATCTGTTGTGATGCGTCCATAATTTTTTCTTCTTTGTTTATTTAATTTTATATTGTTGTTTTATTATCTTCTCTTTGTTTTCTCTTCTCTAATAGTTCTTTAACCCTATCTCTTTTTCTCTCTTCTTGTTGTTCTTCAAATCCTAAGAATGTTACAGATGACTCTGTGTCTATCTCAAGTAATTCGTTGTTAAACTTACAATTTTCAAATACCACACCATCTTTACCGATACGTGATTTTGTGATTGCTATTGTTGCCAAGTTCATTTCTTTCTGTTGTAATGTCTTAGCCACTGTAATGATAACGTGTCCTACTTGTGCCTTTTTAATTGAACCTCCCATTTGGTCTGTGGTTACAACCTCAGAAGAGATTGATGACCTGTTACCTTGTGTTGCTGTCCAACCAACTAATGATAGTTCGTGACACATCGCCTCAAAACCTCTCATCACCGAACCCTCAGCCTTCCACTCATCCTTACTTGAACTTTCAGGAACCACACAATCTATGTAATCCAAAAGAACCAAGTCAATTTTAGTACCATCAGCAATCATTTTTCTAATTTGATTTTTGATTTGACTCATAGTTACAGTATCTGATGGAAGTTTCTTAAGAATTAATTCATTCTTCATTGTTTCCTTAATCTCAGTAATTTTGCCCATCACCGCTTCTTTGTTTTGAACCAAGTTATCTGGTTCAATACCAGTCCAAAGTGTGAAGTGTTTACGTTGTATAATCTTTGGATTGTCCTCAAAAAAGATTTGAAGAACATTGTATCCAAGATTAAATGCCGTGTTTGCTATCTTAGTTAAGATTGTTGTTTTACCAACTCCAGTGGGTGCTAAGATAACACCAATTTCTCCCTTTGCCAAACCACCTTTTAATAATCTGTCAATTCCTGCGATTCCAATTGGAATTGGGTGTCTAAAGTCCTCATCAAGAACTGTATCTAAGTTGGAGAATATGTCTGTTGTTCCTGTATCTCTCTCCCCAACTTGTAATGCTTCTCGAACAAGTCCTTCAACCTTATCGTAAGATTCGAAATCCCCTTCAGTTATAATCTTTTGTGCTTTATCCATAGCCTTTTGAAGTTCTTGTTGTTTACAGAACTTCAAAGCCTTTTCCTGAACGAACTGAGTTCCTTCAAATGGTGCGTCTTTAATTTGTTTAATGGTGTCAAGAACGATTTTAGCAACCAATTCTTGTGAGATTTCAGACTTTACAATCTGTTCAAGGGTGTCAAAGTTAGGTGTAGATTGATACTTCGAGTGATACTCCTTTGTCATCTGTAAGATGATTTTAAAATACTTATTGTCAAAATAAACACTCTCAATAACATCCATAATTGATGTTGAAAATTCTTTGTCGACAATAAGTTGGTTTAAAAGTTGTATCTGAAATGTGTTCCCTAAGTAATCAAAATTTTTATTCATAAATCGTTTTTGTAGTCCCTTGTTTTATTAAATATAACTTAGTTCAACTCAAATCCCAAATATTCAAAACTTAATTCTTCCTCGGAAAAAATGTCAGTTAAATCTCTCAAAACATCTTTCAAAAATGGTCGTACATCAACGGTATAACGAACTTTGGGTGGATATAATTTTCCATCAAAATATCTATGACAAATTGTCTGCTCTCCAATTCTGATGTGAATATTGAAGTGTTCGCTACCTTCAGTGAATGATGTCTCCATTAGGGTTGGGTCGTTCATAATCGCGTCTTGGTTATCTGACATATAGATAACGGTTTTCATCTTAAGATGATGTTGGAGTTGCTCCTTTAGTTGTTTAATGTAGTAGTACAACTCTAACGAGTTTTTTGCGTTTGGGTTGAATCCTCTAACATTAAAAAACCTTTGAACTACGATGTTGTCATTCAACGTAAGTAAGAATTCCATTTTGGTACTGTCTTGCTCTCTCATATTTATTTTTTGTTTGTATTTCTTTTTTCTTTTCTTGTTAATTTTAGGAATGGTGTTAGGAAACTTACCCAAGCATCATCGTTCTTGGGTAGATACTTAAAGAGACCATCCTCCATCATCATTCTCATTAAGTTTTTGTAACCCCTATCGGTGGGGTCTATTGTATCGTTTAATATCTGTGTTACTAACTCTTTTCCTTCTTCGGTTATTAACGGATTAGATAGGTCAACAATCTTCTTATTTGTACTATAGAACTCTTCACCAAGTATAGACAATTTCGTCTTACCTGTCAAAATATTATTTAAAACTTTAATAGGTTTTTTTTGTGGAATTTTTCCTGCGATATCCAATAATTCTTCGATAGTGCAAGGTTTCTCCTGAACTTGGGGGAAATATTTAACCAATGTTTTTTCACCAAGTCCCTCAATACCAATAATATTATCTCCTTTATCACCTGTGAATACCTTTGTTAATAACACATTGTAATGTGGAATTTTAACTTTGTTAATAACGATGTTATCTCCGTTTTTAAAGTATTCTTTTGTGTTTGGTGCATAGATGGTTACATTATCCGAGATAAGCTGTGTAAGGTCCTTATCTGCGGAAAATATGATGATTTTTTCATCGACCGCAATCTTGCAATAATGCGCAATCAAATCATCCGCCTCATTATTCGCCATTTCAACTTGACGAACAAATATTTCTTCCAAATATTGTTTAACTCTTGATTGTTGATACAAATATGATTCATACTTGTATTCGTTCATATCCAATGTTCGGTTTGCCTTATACTGTGGATATAAACTTTTTCTAACGGATGAATTAGAATCACCGTCCCAAAATACCACTACCTTATCGTGGTTGTGTTCTTCAAGGAATTTGCGGAGTATATTCACAAAGTGAAATACTCCACCCACATGAGCTCCGTCGTTATACACGTCTTTGGCTCCGTGGAATCCTATCTTGAATAAGTTGTTTCCGTCAACTAATAATGTTTTAATGTCTCTTGTGTTTTATAGTGTGAATACTTCTCAATCCTCTTTCTCTTCTTTCAATTCAAAATCTAAAGATGCAATACCAAGAATATCTTTCCAATAGTCAGCATGTTCTTTTTTATAAGCCTCAATAGATATCTTTTCTTCTGCAGCTTCTTTACCCGCCAAGAACCCGTGTGGTGTTACAATTATCTTACCATCTTCATAACCCAATCCATTAATGTGATTCTTCATCACAGAAATTTTAGTTCTAATTGCAAATTTAACACTTCTTTTGTCTTTTGTTGCAGTAATTTTGTTAGTTCCTGCACCTTTTTGGTTACCGAATAAGAATACCAAAGATGAGTTTAACCAAATTGCCTCACCACCTTTAGCTTTAATCTTAGGTTGTCCAAATGGATTATCAGGTAATTCAACCCAAGGTTGGTTGACAATAACCAAAGTGTTTTCGTATTTTGAATCTGATTTACGAGAACCTGAAATACGTTGGTTGATACCCATACCAATTTTGTCTGCCAATACAGATCTTTTCT